AAACCTCCTTTCTGTGCATATGTTAATTATTACCCATTATAGAAACTGTTTTCTTGGCGTACTTCGACAGCCAGTTCAACATGGCCCCCATCCTCCAAAGCACTCATGACAAGCGGATCCATGGCTAAAGCGGTGTAGGTCTGTCCGTCGGTCTCATCTCGGACGATAATCAGTTTGCCGTAGTGTTTCTGCGTCGTTTCTTCATAGTGCATTCGAAGCATGACGCCTCCCCAAACTCCGATTAAACATGCAAAAATAATACACACTGCTGAAATAAATAAACTCATAGCTATCTCCTTAAAATGAATTTTCAAAATTTCCCACCGTGAATTTTTTTAGGTCAAGAAAAAAGAGCCACTGTGTTTCAAGCGACTCCCTTTTTATCATTACCAGGGGAGGATCTTTTTACAACCCTCGAATTTCGAATTCTGTTCACCTCCTTTCTCGATCTTTTCAACTTCGATTTCCTCAGTTTCAATTTCTTCGATTTCAATTTCATCCACCCCTCCAGGATAGTGGTCAATCTGTACTGTTGCTTTAGCTTTGCCTCCGCAACCAGTCATCATCACCACCATCAGGGTGAGAAGAATTGTTACAATAAATATTTTCATAATCTTTGTCTCCTTTCTGAATTAGTTTTCGATTCAAATTTCGGGTTTCCTCCCATAACAGTCAGTGTAAATTTAGCGCACCCCATTAAGCACCCAATAGAACTTCCTCCTTCTGTCGTAAAACATATCGCGCTCACAGGGTATACCATACAGAGATTTCAGCACCACAAATGTCGTCTCCTCAGTAACAGCTTTGATAATATAACTGTAGAGTTCTGGATCGGCACAAACGGCAGCCTGTTCAACCATACCTATATAGTCGCTTAGCAGTTTCCTCTGGATAGCAATCTCTGCAGTACGGTCTGCAATCTTAGAAGCGTTCACTCGCAAAATATCAGTCCCACGAGAAGCCAGTCCGACAGCTCCCTCAAGCTCTGCTAACTTCCGTTTCCACTCAGGATACTGTAGAGCAAAATATCTCAGCTCCAAATACCGATACTTCGGCAGCCACCATTTGTTTGTTTTAGATAGTTCCTTAGACAAAAAATCACCCACAACTAGGTCCTCCTTTTTGCTGGAGTTTAAACCTAACCATGGGTGCATGAGTACGGTAATTATTTGTGGGGCGAACTACCTAATTTACTACACAATTTTTACACAAATATAAGTCTGAAACCGGCTCGAATCACGACCTGGAACCCGCATAAAACCTGACTCGGGCATCTCAGCGTATTACGATACCTAATTTCATTTCTGTCTATTCTCCTTTAAATATAAGTCTCTCGGATGACTCTACACAACTTTTACACAAGATTCAAACAACCTAACGCCCTCACTCAGGCTCTCATCTGTAACATGAACGTATCTGTCCATGGTGGTCTTGATGCTGGCGTGACCCAGAAGCTTCTGTAAGGTCTTAGGTGGCATTCCTCGCTCGATTGCTCTGGTAGCATATGTATGTCTTAGAGCGTGCATACAGAACCGCTTAATTCCAGCTTCGTCGCATAACTTATACAGATGCGTATCGTACGAGCTATTCTTTGCAGGCATACCTGTTCGCCAGTTTACAAATATAAGTTCGCGCATGTTAAACGACTTGAGAGTTCCACTACGCCGATCCAGATACATAAGAGTCTGGTCCAGCTTTGGCGATTCCTTTCTCTCAGTGTCTCTGGCATCCAGCAAAATGTCATACGCTCTGGATGTGAGTGGTATAGTCCTATAACTCGATTGAGTTTTCGTTGGACCAGCTCTCCAGACTCCTGTCGAATGACGGTATTCCAGAGTCTTTGTGATGGATAGTGTGCGTTTTTCCCAGTTTACATTATCCCACGTAAGTCCGATAAGTTCGCCTGTACGAAGTCCAGTTTCAAGAATTAGAGCGTATTGTCTGTAGTTGTGAGACCTCTTTGTTGTTTCGAGGAATCTGGTCTGCTCTTCGATCGTAAGGAAGTGAATGTCATCCGGTGCTTTCTTCGGTTTGTTTACTTTGACACCTGTAAGAGGATGCTTGCTAATCAGATCGTTGTCAACAGCCGCTCTGAACATTGTGCCCATGGTAATATAAGTCTGAATGATCGTACTTGTCGCATAACGTGGCTCCATAAGATTCAGAACCTGCTTACAGTGCATTGGTTTAAGGTCGCTCAGGTAAATATCACCGATGTACGGAGCGACATTGAACGAGTACCGCTCTGCATAGTTTCGTCTTGTATTTGGAGCCAGGTCGCTGATCAGATTAGTCATCCAGTATTGATACCACTGGTCAACAGTCATTCCGCGTTTAGACTTCGGCTTAGCGTTGAATTCTTTTAGCCATTGCTTAGCCTCTTTAACCGTCTTGAAATAGCGTCCATAACTCTGTCTGTGCTGTGTACACCTAGCAGAATATAATCCGTCTTTCCTCTGACAAATTCCTTTTCCAAGTTCCTTTCCTTTTAAGTCTTTTCCCAACGGACACCTCCTTTATAGAGTCCGCCCCGAGCCAGTATAACATGTGAGGCGAAAAAATAAAAGGGATTGTACAAGCCACCTACTTGTACAGTTTAATGGTGAGCCACGCTACTGCTTATACGTACAGAGTAGATTTTCATCTACCACAATATGTGACTTATGGGTCTGTACGTTTACCATCCCATAATAGAAACTGTATATTGTGCGAAAAAATAAAAGGGACAGTAAGCTTTGCGGCAAACCATCCCTTTTACGTGACTCTACCATTTTAGAGTGCATCCTAGGTGTTTGAGTATGGTAGTTACTCTTTTTTTAAAACACAAACGCGTCTCCGTCCATGGTTTACTCCTTATTAACTTGCATCGATGTTATGGTTATAAATCGTAGTACCAGAAACGACGTTATCTGTTGTAACTCCCGAAATATAGTCATGCATAGTTAGAATGTTAGTGGCGTTTCCACTGTATACCTCAAGCGGAATAGAATTTGATATGCACAGTTCGACTCCGGTATCAGTCAAATTTGTTAAAGAAGCATTGATAAATACTTCATTTGTACTTGTTTTCAAACCCTCAACAACAGTGATATCGCTTTGGATAACGTCACGACTTGCTCCAGACAGAAAACCAAGTCTAGCGGAAGGATCAACAGACTTAACCACGTTTAACCATGTGGCGTTAAACGAGATAAACGTACAATTACCTTTTAGTCCATGTTTGTATGCTGTTGCCACGGCGTTTTCGATGTTCTGCTGACTCGATCCATATCCACTCTTAAGCTCAATGTATGGATGTAAGCCAAGTTTTTTACATAAGGAACAAAATTCGTCAAGCGTTGGTATTTTTGTTCCTGCATACGCCAAGCTTTTCCAGATACCGAAATCATATTCAAGTGCCTGAGCGTATGTTATATCGTTAATATTAATGTCGCCTACGATTTCGGTACCATCGGCGTTTCTGGCAGTTCTATTTATGCTTCCATCATGCAATAATACAGCTGCATTGTCAGATGTAAAACAAACATCGGTTTCAACATATTTAAAACCATTTTTGCTTGACAGTTTGAACGCTTCTAGTGTATTTTCCGGTGCAACACTGTTCCAACCTCTATGATTTATGCTTTTTATAAGTGCTTGTGGAGCAGCAATTAAACTAGCTGTTGGAATATCGATGTTATACGGTTTACCATCAATAGACCACGCAGAAGGCGAAACCATTGTCATAGTACGCGTACCAGATTTAATTCTGATAGCAGCAATCAAATATTCATTGGGTTCTTGCGGATCTGCGTATCGCTTCAGTGTGAATTCAGAAGTATTAATGTTCACAGACAACTTCAGTGCTGCTGAATTATATGTGGAAACATTTACGTTTTCGATCACAACTTCTTGAGAACTGTTTAAAGCCTTCCAGCATTTACCATTACCGTCGGCATTGTAACCGATAAGAACAGTATCTCTAGGTATTATGATTCTTTCGTTAACACTATCGTAGTTTATGTAACCAGTAACACCGGGTAAAGCTAAACACTGATTGTAACGATTTATACCATCAAAATTTGATGAAATATTGATCAAATCGTCATAGAATCCGAACCAGTCTTTAAACGCGCATTCAATAGCATCACTGCAATATACATTATTCACAAACTCGTCGACGCTAGACAACGTTTCTGTCGAATCTTCAGGGTATCTTTGTATAGTGAACCATACTTCAGTGTTCGCTTTATTGATAGGAAGAAATCGTCCCCATGTAATATTATAAACAGTATCGTCATTTGGAAGTTTATAATAAACGTAAATTCGATAACCAGGATTTGCAGAAATGACACACGGTTTATCGAACGTCATCCATCCTTTTGATGTAACTCTTTTTTTTTCATTCGAGTTAATACTAACAACATTCGACTGAACTATCGCCGAACCTATAACAAAATTATATGGCTTAAAACGCGTGAAAGGATCAACTGATAAGTCTATTTTTTCATTTTGAGTTAACTGATCGTTTACCGCGTTCCGGTATACAGCCAGTTTAACCAAACCGCCAAAAGTTCTATAGCTAACCCTAATATATTTAGAGTTTGTGTTTACGATTGAATACTCAAAATCATATTCCAATACTGATGCCGCCGGCTGACGTGAAAATCTACTACCAACAGCGTCATAATTTTCATCATATTCCGCAATCGCTATCCACATACTGTCGGATATGGTTTCAGTATGTGTTAGTGTGAATTTGTATTTAAAACCGTATCTGACCGATATTAATTCACTAACAACTTCAAGATTAATTGAGGATTGACCACCCGACAGGTTTTTATTAGCGTCTATATATCCGCCTGTAAAATGCCAGTTTGAAATATCTTCTGTATACATATCTTGCATAAGACCAACGGGCTTAATTTTTCTAGTCCCGTTAGTTGAGCCATCAACCAACAAAAAATCATCGGAACCAGGAGAAGTAGTCTCCGGATATGTATTAATTCTACCCATAAGTTACTCCTTCTTATTATACTGGACGGTACTGATACCCAGAATTACGCCGAGGAAGGTGTCGATCGCTGTAATAGTGCCTACGATCTGCTCACCATAAGGAAAACCCCAGATTCCTGCAAGCGCGAAATATAAAGTTGCAAGAGCCGGCAGCAGTACAAGCGCCACCCATTTCAGAATGTTGTAAGTTTTATCTGTAAGAATCGTTTTCATTTATCCCTCCTTTAACGGCAGTTTTTCTACCTCGTTCATGATCTTAGTTCCGGAACCGTTACCTCCGAGCTTTTTGTAAGGCTTGTATAACTCTTGCAACGTGTCGTATTCGTCTTTTGAGATCCACCCACGATCGATATATTGCATTCCATAAAAGACCAGCTCTATGTGGGCGATACCAAGCAATAAATCTTTCTCTGCCGAATGCCGATCGAGTCTGCGATCCAGACGACTGCCCAGAAATGCCCATAGGCCAGAGGACGCCAGAACCGATGTGAATATAGTTATGATTATTTGTGACCAGGTCATACATTTTATTCCTTTACCATGTGATCGATTGATTAGGTTGTGTAGATACTCCTGAGTTCTTTATTGCAAACCAATAAATATAGATGTCTGTTGTAACAGCATTGTAGTCGTAATTATTTAGCGTAATAGTCAATTTGTTGTTATTGGGATTACAATAATAGCCCTCGACAAGAACATCCGATATTTGAGCCGTTACTCCTCGAATACCGCATAATGTATAACCTGTAGGAATATTACTCACGTTTATTGTTACAGATTTTTCGCCCGGGCTTAAAACTACATCGCCATACTGATTAACTGAATTATTTGCTCCAGGTATCGATCCTCTAGCTGTTATGCTTCCAAACGCTAACAACTGATTAAGTTTAGCAACTTCTTTACCGTTTTCTGTTAATGCTTTACCAGAAGGAATAGTAACATTAGCGCCATCATTACTTAACACAATCGATGCTGTAGCAGTGCTACCATCCAATACCTGCATAGCAACTCTTTGTGAACCACTCTTAGCCTCGCAAACAACTTCCGACTTGTATGTATTATATGAGTTTGACAATCCAATAGCGCCAACATTTGAACCGCCGTATATCTTCATTGTTGTTCCAGATAAGCCGATAAGCACTTGTCCACCGCACAAGTTAATCGTGGCGCTGGTGTTAGATTGACCTAATTTTATTGTGTCATTAGTGAACGATGCTAATACATTGCCGTTACTATCTCGGAAACTCATTCCGGTAGAAGTAAAATTAGCAAGAATATAATCGCCATTATCAGTACCGTTTCTAATAGCTAAACCGTTTGGCGTCATCGTTAAGTGTGTTGTGGAAGATTTCCCAAGCTGTGACGTTTCGCCAAAAGAAGCCACCAAAACACCAACTCCATCGCTATTGATGGTATAAATGTTTGTGCCCGAAGGTCCAACCACTATATACGATTCATATGGTTCGTTTTCGTCATCCAACTTACCTATTAACAGACCTTCCTCGGTTAATGTCATATAAACGTTTTCGATTCTGGTCAATGCCGGATAACTAATATTACCAATAATAGTCAAAGTATGTGCTTGCATCGTACACATTACAGTGTCGTTAACGCCAACCTTCACAAGACTTTTTGCCGGTGATTCAAGCTCTGATCCGTTTATTCTTACGTAAACTAGGTCGTCCTCAACTACCCTGGAAACCGTACCATATATATGCTGAGAACTGGCAGTAGAATTACCATTGCTGTTTACCGCATCCGCAAAGTCTTTGAGGATGCTATCCTGAAGTTCCAAAAATATCACCCCCAAAGACTCTTCGTATACACTGCTGTTTCCTGTACCTGACAACCAGTCTCGCAGGAAATAGATTGACGGGTTACTTTCGCTCTGGTACTTCGCATTCCAGCGCGTTCATAATTTAAAAGCACACAGTCGCCTACTCTAACAGGACAATAGCCATGCGTGTAGGTAACTGTGTACTCAAGAGAGGATAAATCTCTTAATTTTTGCTTAGCATAGCCATCAAGCTGTGCTTGAGTCGGTGTACTGCCGTTCAATTCTGGGTCGGTAATACGCTCAACGACCCTTCGACCTCGATTTACCGTTGAAATAGGGCTGTCGGGATCATTATTTTCAACTTTGGAATAAATATAAGTTCCATCGTCTTTTGTATATACAACTTCCAAAACGTTCGGAATACCATAAAGATCTCTATCAATATCAAAGTCCGGCTGTAATATAGAACTGTTATCATCGTCGAACTTCCATACAGGCTGAAGAGAATTGGTATCCTGATACGGGACAAACAACACACGTCCCATTTCATCACAATCCAGAAAATATCCCGCACAAGCAAGCAGATCACTGACAAAACTAAACCATGTGTCGTTCAGATCAGACACAAAAGGCGTTGGTAATGTTTTATCACTGCTACCACCTATTACTGGTGCTCTGCAATTCTCTGATACTATGCTTGTTGCTACGTTAAGTATATTAATTCCTGACGCCAAAGAATATCCTATTGGAGGTCTGTTGTCTTTCAGTTCCAACAAAGGAGTATAGGCATCAAGTGTAATACTTTTAGACTTTCCGTCGAATCCTTCGCCGGTCGTCTGACATAAATGAGTTCCAAGAGGATGACGTTCTGTGATGCGATATTGTGTCGTAATGAGATACGTCCGAACATACAACTCTCCAAGATCGCTATCAACCTTGAAACTAGCGCTTCCACCAGTGTCGTTTGACAAATCTCGTTTTACGCTTGAAGAGATGACATTGGTAATCTGTTTGCGGTCGGTCCAGGTCGCCGGATCGACTTCGTAATACTCGTAAGTCTGTTCCATAGACTTAGTCCAATCAGGCATCAGATACCTCCTTCTACTCTAGTTACATCTAATGTCACTGGTATTAACAAACTGCTGTAATCTTTGTTAAAAGATACGTTTACACTAGCCCAATATCCGACTCCGTTAGGTTCTCTGACATAGCAGTCACCTTTGTAAATCTGAAGTCGTCTAAGAGCATAAATAGTATCCTGATCGGTAGCCGGAAACTCTGATGACCAACTACCGGACACTCCAAGCTGAGTACCGTAATATGATACCGGAGCAGATCGCCCAATATACTCAACAAGCGATTTGTCAATAGACGTCGATTCAGATACCTTGACATTGTACGGCAGTTTAAGCATAGAGCCTGTCCAAACGGTTTCGGCTATACCGTCACTGTCTCCAGAAGGAACATTAAAATCACTCCACTCTTCATCCCACTGAATCACGATGCCGGTTTCTCCAACACGCTCTCCTGGTAAATCGTAAAAACCAATCAAGCCGGTATCGGTTGAAATAGCAACAATTCTGTACCTTGCAAAATTTAGCGAAGGATGAGGATCAGTGACTACGGTTTCTTTAGTGTTATCAATACCGGTATCAATCTCAACAAACCGTCCATCATACTCACGTCTATAAACAGAAAGTATTGTGTTAGCCACAAGTTCGCCTTCGTCATCGACAGCAAACGGACGAATATAAGCACAAAGCGTGTCTGAATCTATGGCTATTTCTGCATTCGGCCATAAATTACTTGATGTCCATTGCGTTTCAATGTTTTGTTGAGCCTCAGCACGCAATCCGGAGTTCATAGAAACCGTCATTTTGATTGTGTAAGTTTGTTCGTTTTCAAGATCCACATCACTGGCGTTTAGAACTCTGGATACGCTGTTACTACCACCGGGTATATACTCTGAGAAGATTTCATCACCGGCCACAACGACTGTACGTCTACCAACATCGTCATAAGCCTCATATGAATTGTTAGCTATTATTGAAAGATTCCAACCAACAGCCAGCTGCGTTGATGGAAACGCATTAGCTTTGACATAGATTGGAAAGCTCGTATATGTATACACTGACATTGACGAGTTACTTGTATTTGTTACTGTTAGCTCGATCGTTGGCGGAGCATACATAGTAACAACACGTTCTGTCGACCATTCACTAAAGCCGTTTTCGCGACCGCCTGTTGTCATAACACCTCTAGTACTAACCCTCCATCGTATAATCATACCTTCGGGATAGTCTATGTGTGCTTCTCCTACGATCGGATTAGTGTCGTTATCAATCACGTCGTTGTCTGATGAATCTTTAATATTATCGGTTATAGTAATGAACGTATTATAGTTCAGATAACTAGCTTCACCCTGAGTTTCAGATTTGTATGTTGGTGAGTATTCCTGCCAATCACCGTTATTGATCTTAACCTGAATCTTGGCTTCTGTCTGTTTAGACCCATCTTCTGAGTTGTGAACCCAGTATAGTCGAACCATATCGCCAACAATAGCCGTAGACGTTTCGGACCACGTTGTAGGCGGCGCTGGAACAGCACCCATAACAACCGAATATATCTCAGACCAGCCAGATTCGCCCTGAGCATTCTTGGCTTTAAGTCTGAAATACCATGTAGTACCTGTGTCAAGTCCTTCAATATAAGCTGTTATGCTATCTCTAACTGTCTGAGATTTTGTTGACGAAGAAGTATCGAAGAACCGCTTTGAAGTCGTATACTCGACAGTATATTCGTCAGCATTTTGAACTCTATCCCACGTCAAGTATAGAGATGTGGGTGTATCAACTTCGTGGCTTTTAATTCGTGTAGGAGCGACAGGAACCGTTCCCAGGTTTGAAGAATAGTCACTCCAATCACTAGATACGTATTCCTGTCTTGATCCAGTAATCTCGACGCCGGTTGTTCCTCTAACGCCGCCAGCATTATAACCGGTATCGTTGTTTGCCTTCATCGTTACTTTTCGTAACGCCCTACAACGAACTTTGTACTCTCCTCCGGCAGCCACAGTCACCTGATAGGATGCGTATTGTGTTTTAACTTTTACCTGACCTGTGCTTATTACTGTTGTGTTGTTCTTGACTACTTCGAACTCGATGATCTGAGTATTTGTATCCGAAACATTCAACGAAGCAACAAGCTTATAGCTACCGTCTATTGTCACACTCGGTGTAGACGGCTTTGCAGGCATTTCAAAGTTATTAAAATTATAATATACGGTAGCGTTTTGAGCTTTCCAATACGTGGCATTATAAGTCAAATAGCCCTTCGTATTGCCCATCTGCGTAGTCTTTTCGTAAGTCTCGGAGACGGGCAATACAGTACAGGAAACTCGGAGTGCGTTTTCAGGAGCACTATAGGTCTCCCTTACAGCACTGCTTCCGCTTGGCTTATCGACGTCTGACTCGTTGCCAATGAACCAGACGCCGTCGCCAGTATAGTATTTCCAAGTAACTTTAAAGTTCTTGGTATGATCTTTGTTCCACTTCCAGGTTGCATACAGCAATCTTGTCGAGCCTGTCTGTAACCCGATTTTTAGGTCAGACACAACATAATATGTGGTGTTTATGGGTTCTACTGAGTTGCCACCAGCCATCATGCCCTCCCTTCAATCTTTGCGGCACGAATAAGAGACCTAACTGCTGTCGAGACATTACTGCCATCGTCATAAGTTACGCCATTAACGTTGTATACATTACCTGTGTTACCAATGAGTCCTGCCAAACCATTAATAGCGTCGATGAGACTGCCCATCATCTGATTGT